ATGGTTTGCAAGCGCCAATCGTGCATGTTCTGGTAAACTTCGGCGTCGGCATTGCCCCAGCAATTTAATCCGGTCAATGCCAAAGTGTTTGTGAAATCGTAGTTGAAGCTGGAAATTTCGATATTAGTATTTTCGCGGTCAGCATAACCGTACATAGTCACGTTACCGCCGCAAAGCACCTGCGCCGCCATCCATTCTTCACGCCGGCTGATCATGTCTGTTTGATCTGACAAATCTTTCGCAAGAAGTTCAGCTTGGCGGTCGGCCGGAGTCCGTTGCGAAAATACCGACTCGCCCATGCCTCTGATCATGATGTCATCGACAGTGATCGGGCGCTGGGGAGCTACTTTCGGGGGCACGTAGGTATCAGTCCGATAGCCTTCACGCTCAATGGTCATGCCTTTGGAGCGTGGGGCAATAAAGGGGGCCATTTTCCTTTGACCTTTGCGGAAGTCGACGAGGATTTGCTCAGTTACAAAGGTATCTTCGCCGGGAAAACAGGTGTCCTTTAAAAAAGTATTTACAGGCATCGTTTTATCGATTGCCTGTAAAAGAGTTAGAGTACTATAAAGATTCATGTTCACTTAATTTTCGCCTCCTTGTATCAGATTAAACGTTAGGATTCTGGGTATACGGGATCTTGTCACTCAGGAAGATACCATTGAGTCTCAAATGGGCCTCATGGGTCTTGCTGTCGCCGGAAACTACTGTGGCGTAGGTGTCAGTCCCGCCAAAAATTAATGCCTGGCGGTTAAAACTGCCAGACACATAAGCTTCAGCAACTACGGCGCCATTCGCAGTATTGACTGTATCGCAAAGGATGCAGTCAGAATATTGGCTGCCGTCGGAGTTGGCCGAATTAACAATGTTGGCCTGGCCGGTAAGTACCGGGACAGTCACATCGAAGGTATCACCAACAGCAAACGCTGTACCGCTGGCGGTAATCGTAAAGACCAATCCATATGCGGAGTAAGCGGTCCCGGCATTGGCAGTGCCCAGCGATTCACCGGACGGGGCAGTAACCGAGAAAGTAGCCGGCAGTGTCGCATTGGTGCAAACGATAGGATAAACACCGGATTCAGCCGCCGGCGTGAACGACATGCTGCCAATAGATCCGCCACCGGTAAAACCGGAAGCCTTTGCGCTGGCAATACTGCCTTCAGCGGCAATTCCTAGCACTGTGCCGCGGGCAAGTGTACCTTGACCGCTGTTGACGGTCACGCCCTTGACGCGGACTTTTTCGGTGATGTCATAGATAAGGGCATCAAATTCCTGGGCAGTTCCGGCAGATGTGCTGCCGCGGGTGTAACCGGGAGTTACAAAGGGTTCTGCGGATTGTCCCATTATTTCTTACCTCCGTTCTTTTCAAGTCTTTTGTTGGCATATGCCGCAATTTTATCGGTAATGGCACTTGTTTCCGGCTGGGTATCGGTATACCCATCAACATTTTTGGTGTTGCCATTTGCCAATTCTTTACTGCGAGCGTCCAAATAGTTCTTGCCTAAGCTTTTGTCAGCTTTTACAGCCTCATAGGCAAGGTCTTTGGCGCTCATTGGCTTTTCACCGTACTTGGCAGCCTCAACGAGGGGTTTGTCGAGATTGTGCGCGATGTCGTCAATTTCTTTGATGCGGATTTGCTCAGCGGTCATGGCCTGCGCGATAATCAGGTCAACCAGATCAGGATAGGCTTTCGCGAGATCATCTACGGTTTTTATTTCCACTTTTTTACCTCCCTTATTTTTAATTTTGGCCTTGTTTTCTATAGGATCGTCACCATTTGGATTGAAATCGGGATCAGTCCCGCCATCTCCGTCGCCATCGGGATCAGCGCCGGTATCCCACGGCGCTGTCTTACCGAAAGCGTTAAAGCAATCGCTAAGATGCTCTTTGACCTTGTCCACATCGTTGTCAGGGATTTCTTTATCAATTTTGCTGGCGGCATCCCTAACGCCATTCAGAACCATCTTGCCATCGCTGGGCCGATGATGCGGCAGCTTCAGATCGGAATACGAATCAGCCGGCTGTCGAGGTGTCCAGGAAAAATGGCCAGCGATGTTTTTCTTTTCAGAATCGTTTAAATCGCTCCAGTTCTTATCCGTGAAATCGGATAATGTCGGAGCTGCCCACTCTGTATCTTCCGGCGCAGTTTCGGTTGACACGTGAGCAGGAATAAAACCATTCTGAAATCTGGTTAAGTTCTTCAAGTTGTTGGTCTCCTTTCCGTCCTCATCCCAAGGAGCCGTCTTGCCAAAGGCTTTATAATGCTCGCCAAGATGAAACTGTACTTTGGCCTTATCCTCTGCCGGAATATCGGCTTGATTAAGCCTGGCAGCGGCATTAGCCACTCCCCGCCACACGACTTTACCGTCTGACGCCTGATGATGCGGCATCTTTAAATCACCGAAATGATCCGCAGGGTTTTCTTTTGCCCACGCATAATAGCCGGCAATGTGCCGCTTTTCCTGGTCGGTCAGGTCGTTCCAAGATTGATCGGTGAAATCTTTTAGCGCAGGCGCTGACCATTCAACATCTTCGTCGGCTTTCTCAGTGGATACATTCGGCGGGACAACACCGTTGATAATCAATGTATGAAACGCCGCATGTATTGCGGATTGATTGTATCTGCTCATGTCGTGAGCCACCGAGTTAACGATTATGTACCGTCCCTGATTTAACGGCTTGGCTTCATTTACGCCATTGGGATCGGTATAAATGACATCATCAACAAAGCCCTCTGCTTTGGCCTGAGCCGCTGTCATCCATGTCTCAGCATCCATCAGAGCATTCAAATCTTTGACGCTGCGGCCAGTTTTTTCCTGATAGGATGCAATGATGCTGTCCTGGACAGTATCAAGAGTTTTGCTCATCTTTTCCATGTCATCGGTGTTGTAGCTGCCCCAAAGCATAGCCGCCGGTTTATGCACCATAAAGATAGCATTGACTGGCATCTTAACCGTGTCCCCGGCCATGGCCACGATGGTGGCTGCACTCGCGCATAGTCCGTCAATAAGGACTGTCTTCTTTGCGGGATGGGCCTTGAGCATGTTATGAATCGCATGGGCCGCGAACACATCCCCGCCGCCGGAGTTAATACGGACGTTAATATTGTTCGGGTTACCCAGTGCCGCCAAGTCCTGCCGGAACTGCTGCGGGGAAACAGAATTATCATCCCACCAGTAATCCTGGTCGGTAATATCGCCCTCCAAAACAAGTTCGGGATCAGAGTTACCGGTCGGATCAGTGGCGTTCGTGAATCTCCAAAATTTAGTCTTCAAACTTAATCACCCCCTGACTGAGCAGGTTGCTCACTCTATTTTGAGTCGGTGTTTGCTGTGGTTCAGGATTGGAGCCACCCTTAGGCGGTACCGCCTGCGGGATAAGATCAGAAAGGCCAAACTTTTGCATTTCCTGTTGCTCTCTCCCTAACTCCTTGACGTTCTGGTCAAAGTTGCTACCGTTAATCTCGACGGCTTCACGCTGGCGAGTTGTCAGGCCCAAGTCAATCCGCATATCAGCGGCCAGCGCTTCTTTGAGCGGATCAAGCTGCCCAGGAGCTGGCCCATGCCATTCCGACCTGGACCATGCTTTTGCAACTGTCGGATCACGGAAGAAACCCGGTGCTTGCACCCGGCCAATTGCTATAGCCTCGGAAAGCCAGTGCTCATATACCGGCTGACAGTATTCTTTAGCCACCCACTGCCGCGCACAACGAAACGCCTTCCAGGCTTCAAGGAGTGCGCCCCGGCTAGCAGAATAGCTTGCTGTGAATCGCTTTAGCAGCAGTTCGGCAGGCAGCTCCAAGGCTGCGCCTATCTGTTGGCACATGGCATTAAAAAACGGCTCATAACCGGAGTTAGGCCGTTTGGGATCTGCCATTTCTATTTTTTCGTCAGGATTAAGCATGTTGATAGTGCCCGGGCCAAGCTGATAATCATTTGGCCCGGGCGGCGGCATTGCCATTATCCTTGCATCCGGCGGAATCATATTGCCCAGTGGCATGTCTGCGGTCGAATCCGGACTCGTGATAAACACCGTAAAGAAGCTGGATACTACCGCAGCAGCAATCTCAGCCTCTGTATACCGGGTAAGTTGCTTCAGCGTTTCGATGATCGGCGCTAGGTACGGTACACCGCGATATTGGCCGGCACGTTCCGGATCAATAAGCTGCAGCACATTTGGCTGCCCAGTAACATCGCCGAAGCGGGGAATCCGTGTCCATTTACGTTCAAACACGATAACATAGCCGATGAAGTTATTTGGATAAGTATTACAGATCCAAGTGGCAACAGCCCGGCCGGTGTTGTCCAGTTCAATTCCGGATATAATCCTGTTGCCGTTCTCCGGATTGATGCCGTCAACGGCTCCCAGCACCTGGTTACTCCACGGCGTTGATACACGGTCGGCTTCCACTAACAGCAGGCGAGTCTTATATGGCATGTATGTGGTGGCCTGTTCCGCCTCCTGGAACACGCACCACCCATCCCCGTTCATCAAGAAGCCTAAAAAAATAAGACCTTGAAGATCATCAAAGTCAAACATTTCTAAGCTGTCGCAGTGTTTGGATTCGGAGAATAGTCGCCATTCGCGTTCAGTAGATTTCTGCCATTCGGCGGCTGCATCCTCGGCTATGCCCAGAAACTCATAATCAATATTGGATTTGAGCTTAAGCCCTGGCCCGATGACATTGGTCTTTTTGGTTAAAATCCCGGCGCGGCCGATCGCCGAATTCATGAATAGGTCACGTGACCGCATACGAAGCGCGTTGAGGTTTAGATCAATATCTTCCCGCGGTGATGCGCTGGTAGTTGCCCATCCCCGCATGCTGGCCTTGACGCGGGACGCGCCGCCTTCACCATAACCTACGTCAAGAATCTTCATGGCCTGGCGTTGTGCCATGCGCTGTATTACCGCTTTTTTTGAGAGATCA